ATCATTGAGAAGGCCGACAAGTGACAATATCGGTATACCTTTATGTTGTCCGTCAAATACATCATGTATATGGTCATAATGCCTTCTCATGATTTGTCCTTCCGCATATCTATTGAAGCGTATTGGTGTAAATGTTTTGATAAAGTTATTCGGTGATTCAATATGGGACATATACATTTCGATTGATTGCAATATAAACGGTGTCATCATTTCTTGCGTTTTTGACTCTGTAGGAAGTATATCTAACTCTTTTGTTTCCTCTGAATGTGTAGAGTTAGTTTTATTATCATACCATGAATGTGGCCGCCATTCCTCTCTTTGTTCAATTTCTTTTATAACGGTTTCGCATACATCTTTGGGAATAAGATTTTCTACTGTTACATAATCAAATATTTTCATTATTTTTGTCCTCTACCAATTCTTTTATATTTAGATATGTCAAAGCCCTTTTTGATCCTAAAGTTCCCAAGGAAAATGTATTGAATGACATACTAATTCGTTCCAAAAAATAATTATTCTCTGGTACAGCATGTCTTAAATGAGAAGGAAATAAAATACATTCACCAGCTTTAACTTCAAGTCTAAACTGATGTGAGTTGACGGTATTAAATTTAATTGGTTCAAATATAAACGCATGTTGGTCAGTTTTATTAAATATTATCGGTGTAGAACTGTTTGTCTGAAAATAAAATACTCCACTGACTATTGAATTGGGATGCACATGTTCATGATGTCTGGCACCTTTGATATTTTTATTCGCCCATGATTGCGTCACTGTAAGTAACTGATCAGTTGCAAGAACTCTTCTGGTGTAATCTTCTAGACATTTATTTACAAAAATAAATATGTTTTTAAGCTCTTTATCCTCAAATAGAAAACTACTTGTTGATCTATTAGACCTTGTTGGATCATCTGTATCTAAATATTGTATAGATTTGAGATAGTTCAATTCATCATCAATAGAGTCCTTGTATCTGTATAGTGCTACAGGTGTCGGAAATATTTCATAAAATTCATCCATATTATTTTATTCTCTTTTGATGGTCTTTAAATTTATTATCATAAACATCTTCACCGTTAAAATATCTACGGCCTGCTTGATGAGATTTTTTTAAATCTTCTCCCATTCTTTCTTCACCAAATGCTTGTGCAATTTGACGTTCTTCTTCGATAACTTTAGGGGATAGATAATCCTTGGCATCAATCATCTCATGATTTTCTACAAAATATCTAGGAACAGGTATAAAGCAACCTATCCAATCACCTTTTTTTATTGATACTGTATAATCTTTACGTGTTAGTTTCAGATTAAATGTAAAGTCTCTGCGTAGATTATCACACTCCACCACACCTGTCATATGTGCTAGTCCATCTATGAAATAATTTGGTGGATTGATTGTCATAAGATTTATTTTATCGGATGTTCGTAGTGTAAATCCATTTTGAATTGTTACAATACCATCTCCAAAATGAGAATGTATATGTTGTCCATGCCAATCATCATTAAAATCTTCTCCCATATTTACGGTAGTTGCGTCAATACCTCTACCACCATTCCATGTTATATCAAATGCATGATTAGATTTTACCACAAATCCGTATTGATTGCCAATAGTAAGAGGTAAACAAAGATACGCATGGTCACTAAACCATTCACGCCATTTGTTTCCTATTAGACTTTCATAATGTTGTGTATAACTATAGTCATTACTAGAATGAGGTATTGCAATAATTTTAAATTCATCCTTTACCAGATTTTGTATACTAAAACTGTCAAGCATATCGTCCATTATAATGCTCTTTCTTCTGGTAAAATCTCCATTTCAAATTGTTTGTCTCTAGTAAACCACATGGGAATAGTATATCGCAAGCCGCGAGTAACTTCAGTTACGCCGTGTAAATCTTCTCGTTTTCCTGTAAAGTGAACGAGCATGCCTGGCTCTATTTTTGGTTTGAGGTTTTGATTGACAAAATATATCTCACCACCATCATAGTCATCATTAATATATACAAGAGCACTATAATGTCGCATTGGAAATGAATGTGGTTCTGGATAGTTGGGGTCTACGTGTTCTGCATCTGCATGAGGTGGATCTAAATTATCTCCCTCTTGCCATTTTACGATTTGAAGTGTTTGAAGATATAAGGGGCCCGTACCATAAGTTTCTATTTGTCGTCGTGTTCTTGCTGCAATAGAATATAATAATCTTCGTATCGGACTTGTTCTTGGTAACTGTGCTGCTTGAACAACACGATTATACCATATGGTATCAGATGGTTGTCCACCAACATTCCAATCAACATCAGTACCTTCACAATATTGACGCAATACTTTTATTTCATCATCAGATATAAAATTGCTTACCTTTACAATTACATCACTCATTATCAATCCTCAAGAATTATTCATTATTTTTTTACGGCCTTCTTCACCCAACTGTAAGTCAAATATCTCTTGGCATCTCTGCAACATACCACAAGCCAACATTAATACATCATTTTCATCATCACATAACATAATACTTTTATCTATTGTTTGCATTATTTCTTGCATACGTTCTGATGTTTGTTTAGTATTCATTACCATTATTTTTCACTCCTAACATAACAACCATATTACTACACTCAAAGAAAAAAGTCAAGTACAGGGAAGAAAAAACTCCCCTGTACTTATATTATAAACTTTAAAAATCAAGTGATGTTTTAATTCCAATAATCTTATCGCCTGCATTTCCGTCCGTATCCCAATTTGCTTCTGCATATGGTGTGACAGAAATTGTATCATTTATAGAAAAACCATACGAAACATCTAATTTAATGTTCGTAATTTCTTGGTCATTCAAATTAATTGTTGGTGTAACACCAGCAGATAAATTCATTGCTGTTCCTGTTATGCCAACATCTGTTGTTACAACTTCAGTGTCTAAATTATACGATGTATCTGTTGACAGATTCAACGCTATAGGCCCTGCAGCCATTGCTGGTGTGGCCATTAAAATGCCCGCCGCAGCAAGAGTAATAACTTTATTCATACTTGTTCTCTCCTTTATTACCACCCCATTAGTAACCTTGTTTCCTCTGGTACACTTTCTAGTGTAAATGGTGGATTAAATGTTGTTATAATGTCGATTGATCGCACACCTTTCACCAACCCCGCCGTTCTTATGTCGTTAACTATTTCGTCAGCAAATGGACAAAAAGCACTTGTTAATGTGTGCGTTATTTCTACAGAATATTCATCCTGATTAATTTTTATGTCATAGATTAATCCCAAATCATATATATTGACACTTATCTCAGGATCGTAAACTTCCTTGAGATTTGCAATTATATGGGATTTGTCTATGATGTTAGTTTCTGCCGTTTTTGATGTTGTCAATGGCATCTTTATTTTGTTGAATTTTTTCACTCTGAGATTTATCAATCATTTCTTGTAAGCGTCTACCTTTTTCTGCATCCGTATCTAAATGCAAATCCTTGTTAATAATTTTCTCCAACTTTAATGTTTCAATTTTATTATTAGGTATATATCTCCATACATATCCTTTTTTTGAGTACACGCCGAACACTGTTTCTCGTAAGCCGATTCTTACGATAATTGCGTCCTGATCATTCAGTATAACTTTATCTCCCTCATTAAATGCTGGGTTGAATCGAAACTTCATTCCCTGCACAAGACCTTGTACAAAGTCTTTAAACCAAAATGCTACAGTTATAGAAATAAGAACAGCTATCCAAGGCATTAAAAGCTCAGCAATATCCAATCCCATTTTATCGAATAGATTCATTTAGACTGTTCTCCTTCAAGGTATTTATTCCCCTTATTTTTTTGATTATTGATATACATCATTAAATAATGCTCAAATGATTGAGGATATAGGTTTGGTGAAGGTATAGTCGTAGAAAAATATTTTTCCATTGTATCAATTATTTCTGATATTTCTGTCATTATTTCTCTTTCATATATCTATTCCAATCTCTTTGAACGACTTGGCCCTGTTCTTGTCGTGAAAGTTTCTTAAAATCTTTGTTCTTTTTCAATTCCTCTACATCATCAAACTCGTATATAAATCCTTTTTCCTCATGAGCATTGTGCCGCATTAGAAATGTTGAAAAGATTAATTTTGTTCTAAGCGTAAATCTTTTGATATTCATTATACAATACCTCACTTATACGAGCATGCCCGAGCATATTCGGATGGGAATCTTCTACTCCAATTCTATGATTATCTTTCATTATAGAGTTTGCAGAGTATCCACCTATGTTTCCAACTATTGGCCATCCAATGAAATTTCTTTCTATTCTATCTATAAAACAACTGTCTATAATATGATTACTTAAATCTTTATTCTGTTGTTTTCCTATCTTACTATTTTTAGACATAATCGGATGCGTACCTTGTATCTGTAAATGTGGTATCCATTGACTCTTACAGATAGTTTGCAATGCATACATATAATTCAAGGACTCAGAAACCGCAGCTCCTAAATTATCCATTTTATTATTTCTAAAAAACCTACTTATTATATATCTACTTTCTAATTTCTTCGTATTCTTTTTAGGTGGTTTGAAAAATTTATCTTGCCAGTCTGCTTCCAAAACAGTTCTTTCTGGTAAAAAACAAACCCAAGTGTCCTCACCCTTAGAGTTGGGCATTAAAAAACTAACTCGTTGAAACTCTGTCCACATGGGTATGACAAGTCCAACATTTTTCTCGTTTATTATTCTTTCTGTAAGTGTAGTGTATATTGCCTTGTTTCCAAATCCACACTTGGCAAGGTTGATGCAATCCATGTCAAGTTTCTCTGCAAGTAGTTCTGGCCAGAGTTTAAAAGGTTCTAGATTTTGAGTTGCAGCGTAGTTGTCTGTATAACTACAACCAGATACAATTAGTTTTTTTCTTTTAGAAAACTTTAACATCATATTCCTTCTCAAACTCTTTTGCATGTTTCCATGTATTTACAATTGGTTGCCCCTTAATATTTAAAGAGGTATTTAAAATCATAGGACATTGTGTTTGTTCATACCACTCTTCCAGTATAGGACGAATGATTGATTTACAGTCTTTCGTTACTACCTGTACTCTTGCAGTACCATCAACATGAGTTACAGAACTGTGGTCATGTTTTGCCTTTGCGACAAACTGCATGTATTCATTCATTGGCCCCTCAAAGTATTCGTCTTTGTATTCTTCCAGAATTGCTGGTGCAAAGGGTCGAAACTTCTGTCTGCGTTTAATCGTATTCACTGTATCTTTTATATCGTATCTTGGATCACCAAGTAGAGAACGATTACCTAATGCTCTGGGCCCAAACTCTGCCTTTCTATTTGCAACACCACACACTTTTCTTGACAACAATTCTTCTACAACATTTTTTGGATTAATGGTTCTTTTTATATCAAGTCCAAGGTAAGGAGTTTTCCATTGCAGTTTTGTTTTCTGTATCAGGGCAGCTGCACCGAGAGCACTTCCAGCATCACCTGATGCGGGCATAATCCAGATATTCTTGTCCTGTATTTTACTGTTTGCAACACAATTCAATGCACAACCGCCCATGATTACCAAGTTTTCAGATGGACATAATGCTACCAGTTTAAGTAGTTCTCTCTCATACAGCGCTTGTATGGACGCTGCCAAGTCCTCTGGACGGGCATTAGGGTATATATCACCAACTCCCCTATGATTATTTTCCCATAAATGTTTCTCTAGGTCATATATGGGTTCACCAAATGCAGCCATACCCATTGTGATATATTCATCCTCATTGGGTTTTAGTCCGATACGTTTTGTAACTGCTGAGTATAGAAGTCCAAGAGAATGAGGATATTTCCATGTTACTTTTTTCTTCATTCTATTGTTTTTTGC